CAGAGACTTTGGAAAAGGCCTCTGAGGCAAACGCTGCTCAGGTTTCAACAATCAAGGAGACAGTCGAAGCTTTTAGCAAGAATGTCGATTTGAGAATTTCAGAATTAGCAGAAAAGCACACAGAACTTTCATCAGCTGTAGATTCAATTAAATCAATAATGGATACAGTTGAAAAGAGAGTAGACGCAGTAGAATCAGACACTGCAATCAAGAAGTCCTCTGACCTTGGCGGGTCAGCAGGGGTAACAATCAAAAAATCAAAATGGAACGGCACTTTCCTCGGTTCCGTTAGCGAATTAACAAAATAAGGGTATGGTGAAAAACTAATGAGTAATGAACTATTAGCTAAAGCAGCAGAAGCAAATTCTACTTTAACAGGTAGCATGACAGGTTCTGCAAACCCTACCGACGGAATTCACGTAGGTTCCGAGGGTAAGGGAGGCTTGCTCAATCCTGAGCAATCCGCAAGATTCCTTGATTACATGTTCGATGCAACAGTAATCGGTAAAGTAGCACGTACAGTTCGAATGAGAGCTGACACTACAGAGATTGATCGTATCGGCGTCGGTGAGAAGCTTATGAAGCTTGCAGCTGAAGCAGAGAACACAGGCACAAATGCTGCCGTACAGTTCTCAAAGATTTCTCTCACAACAAAGAAGCTTCGCCTAGATTGGGAGCTTTCAACTGAGTCTCTAGAAGACAATATTGAAGGTGCTGATCTCGAAGATCACATTGCAAGACTTATGGCAACACAGGCTGGTAACGACCTTGAGGACGTAGTCCTTAACGGTAACACAGCTCTAACTGGAGATGCACTTTATAAGTCATTCGACGGTGTTGTTAAGATTGCAAAGGCAAATGGCCATGTAGTAGCAGGAGCGGGCGCAGCAATTTCCCGTGATATCTTCAACAAGGCACTTAAGGCAATGCCACGTAAGTACAAGCAGCGTCGTCCAGACCTACGCTTCCTTGCTGGCTCAAACTTAATTCAAGACTACTTATACTCAACATCACAGAACATCCAGAATGTTAACCCACAAGATATTGCTTCAAGCATTATCCGTGGTGACCAGGGTGGTCTAGGTGGTCCAGCAGGTTTCGTAGCACCATTCGCATTTGGTATTCCAATTGTTGAAGTTCCGCTACTTAAAGAAACTCAGACTGGCTCATATGCAACACCAACAGGAGAGCACGGAGACGTCCACTTGACATTCCCAAATAACGTTGTTATTGGTATCAAGCGCGATGTAACTGTTTACCGCTTCTTCTGGCCAAAGAAGGACTCAATCGAATATACAATGTATACTCGCGTTGGAACCCAAATTGAGCAGGCAGATGCATGGGTTGTAGTTAAAGACGTTAAGGTTGCTTCTTAATTAAATAAGAATTAACTACCGAAAGGCCCCCAATTAATTTTGGGGGCTTTTCATTTTAATTTTATAGTGCTATAATTTATATACTTACCAAAGGAGTAAATATGTCATTTGACACACTTAAGGTCAAAGATCTAAAGACGCTAGCAGCAAACTTTGCAGTTGACGTCGATGGACTAAAAAATAAAGCTGATGTAATTGCAGCTCTAACAGAAGAAGGGGTTACCTGGGCAGTCTACCAAGGAACACTAAAAAACATAGAGAATTCAAAAGAAGACGCAGATGAAATTCTTCCTAGACTAGATCCAAATCAGAAGCTTGATGAAGATATGATTCTAGTAAAGATGGATCGACCAAATGCTAGATATGATGCCCTAGGATTTACATTTACAAGAGATCATCCTTTTGTAGCAATGAAACCAGATGTGGCTCAAGAAATTTTTGATAAGGAGGAAGGGTTTAGATTAGCTACGCCTAGAGAAGTACAGGAGTACTATAACTAAGCCTAACAAATGGCAGAGATATATAAGTATAGTAATACAGCAGTATCAAATAAGTTATATGTAAATGGAGAAGCAATTGAGCCAGACGGCGCAGTCACGGTAAACGTATTTGATATAACTAAAGATCCTCTTGTGTCTCCACGAATTGATCCAACACAATCTTTAACATTGCAAACTGCTCTACCTTCCGAGGTAGATACTGGGGTTTACAGTTTTTATTTGCCATTGGGTTATACATCAAGAGATAGAAAATTCCGTTTAGTATGGAACTATGCTTATAAATCAGTCATGCATCAGCACGTAACTTACCTAGATGTAGTTACACCATACGTTTCTATACAAGAAGCAATAGAAGATTTAGGATTTGGTTCTGATGCAAATGATCCAAATTATAAAACATATCATGAAGTAAGGATGGCAGAAAAATATGCCAGAAAAATGGTAGAGTTTTACACTGGGCAAAAGTTCTTTTTGTTTGACGATACATTTACAGTAATGGGAAATGATTCAGACACGCTGCCATTGCCTAGGAAAATTCATACACTTTTTACTTTAGAGCAAAATGACCAGATGCTAGTAGATAAGTTAAACGACGTATCTTATGTTGGATACGATATTGAGCCTACTACAAGTGGTTTTGGAATTAGAGTAAATGTGGTTAATTTTGTAGATAACGATGTTTATATTGCAAATGGAATGGTTCCTCCGTCTATACATGACTCAAGCCCAAATATTTTTAGAAGGAATAAGCATTATGATATCTATGCAAGATTTGGATGGGAATATGTTCCAGATGAAGTAGAGCAGGCAACCATTGAAATAATGCGTACCTATTTTGCTAAAGATAGGGCATGGAAAGATAGATATATAAATAAAATTTCTACAACAGACTGGAATTTCCAATACGGTTCAGACGCATTTACTGGAACAGGATCTGCATACGCAGATAAGCTTCTTCTAGACTATGTGGTCACACAAATGGTAGTGGTGTAATGCTAGACGTAGTTGATGGATTGATGTCTATGAAGATGGACATATATGCTCAAAGTGAACAACAGGATCCAGACACTGGTGCAATCGTAAGAGAGTTTTCTTACATAAAAACAATAGACTGCTATGCCAGAGGAATAATTACAGAAAGCCGAAATAGAAGTAATGACAATCAAAGCTTTTCAAATAAGTATTCTAATAACCAATACATAGAAGCTAGAACATCAGAAAGGCTAACGCCAAGAGATAAGATAAAAAACATTAGGGACGCCAGTGGTAAACCAATATGGTATGAGCTTAACTATCCAAGTGACACCCCAACAGTGTTTGACGTTGTAGGAACAACACCCATATCAGATCCTTTTGGAAATGTACTAGGGTACAACTCATCATTACAAAGAGCGGAGAACCAGCAAATTGGCATCTGAAATTTTAGCAATTAGAGCAGCAAGCGGCTTAGTTAATTTAATGTCTAAGAAGCCAGTAAGTGGTGCAATAAAAGACAGTACAGTCGCACAAATATCTGCAGCTCTTTTTTATAAAACAAATGTAATGGCAAAGCTTGCGTCAAACCCGCAGTTTCAATCAGCATTTAGGAATATTATATTTGATCAGCTTCAGGTTGATTTTGGAGATTACATTGATGCAAAAGCCAGATCGGGCCCCAAATCTTTTCACCATGTATATGAATGGGGAAGGGTTGGAGATGACGAAGCTCGATTATTTAAATTAAATAAGTTGCCAGCAGATGGACTATCTTTAAAAGTTAATTATGAATTAATAGACTCTCAGTCGTTTGTTCCATCTGAGAATTCTAATAATAAACATGTATTTATTAAAAAAGCAGAAGTTATGGAAGAGGGAAAGCCTGTAGTCATTGCGCCACGATTTTCTGAAAGACTAGTATTTGATGTAAGTGGATATACTGTATTCATGCCAAAGGGGCAACCTGTTACTGTAAGAAAGCCAGGCGGGGCTGGAACTAAAAACTCTTTCTTTTCTGCATATAAGTATTTTTTTACTGGTCAACTTGTCAGTATGTCTATTAAAAAATCTGGATTCCAAAGACTTTTTAATTCATCTTTATCCAGAGCACTTGGAGTGCCAGTTCAAATTAAAACAGTTAAATATAGTTTTTCTGCCAACCAGCTAGCAAACGAGGCAGATGTTGCAATATCATCATCTTTTGCGAGGTTGGCAAATGGCTAATTATAAACTAGATGCAATGTTTGAAATAAGAAAGTTTTTGTGGGGTAGGCTAACTGCTCTTAATATATTTGATCAAGAAGATTACTATTCGGATAATCTTAGAGAGTCTCTTATCCCAATAGTTCCAGTTCAACAGCAGCCAGAAATGAATCAATTTTTAAGTGGGAAAAAACATATAGTTTATGACAAGGTCGGGATGTCATACGAGAATAACTGGATGATCTGTTGCGAGCAGATATTGTTAACTATATATTCACCAGACCTTTTAGATATTGTCGAGATAAGAAACTTCCTAACTGACGAGTTTAGAAGAATGGACGAATCGGCTAGAGATATGAACAGGTGGGCTGGCCTATCAGATAAATTTAAGTTCCATAGTATTCATATAGCCGATATATCTTCTACAGCTCCATCAGAAGAAATACAGGGATTCTTTGCAGCAGATGTAATATTGGAAGCAAAATACTCCAGAATAACCAATGGCCAAGGCAGATTTGCCTAACTTGCCTTTTATAAAATAGTAGAGTAAAATTAGAACAGAGGAAAGGGCCTAGCCAGCCAATATATATATATTAATTTCATATGAAATCAGGAGGAAATACAATGGCACAATCACAAGGAGACGCCCGCAATATTCTCGTAGGCGCATCACCGCTATTTTTATCAGTAGAAGATTCAACATCAGCTGGTTATGATTCAAGCATGGAAGCAGGCGTACTAAACGCATTTGTTGCAAACAAGAATCAGTATGTACCAGCTTTTGAATCAGGAAAGTCTTACACAACAACACTAAACAGTGTTTTGACTGAAAAAGCAGCAACACAAACAACAGCACCAGCAGAAGCAAAGGGTGGAGCTTACAGAAACGGAGGATTTACAAATAACGGTCTTCAGATCAGCTACCAGCCAACATTTGACTCAGTAACTGTTGACCAGTTGCTAGATACAGCTAAGTTGTTTAAGTCTGCAATGCAGGTTCAAATTTCAACAGAAATGTCAGAAGGTACTCTAGAGAACATTCTTGCAGTATTCGGACAGAAGTCATCAACACTTACATCAGCAGGAACAGGTGCAACAGCAGTTGACACACTAGGTTTGGAAGCAGGTGCACTTGGTGCAGCTCCAACAGAGCGTCAGCTAATTGCAGTTGGACAGGCTCCAACTTCAGAGGCATCAGAAACTGAGCGTGTATATTATGCACGTCGTGTTCTTTCTGTTGAGCAGTCACAGTTCTCTTTGGCTCGTACAGCAGCAACAACATTCCCAGTAACATTCCGTCTGCTACCAGACGTAAATGCTGTTGGTTCAGAATACGGTAAGATTATTGACCGTGTTATAACACTTTAATTATTAATATAATTAATATCAAAGCCCCCAAGAAATTGGGGGCTTTGGTGTTGTATCCGTATAATGGTTATGCTATAATAATTTAGACGATCCTTAAGGAGGATAAAATGGCAACAACAGTATATGACGTAGAAGAGATTGAACTACAAAGCGGGGCTAAAGTAAAGCTCAAGCCATTATCAATCAAGCAACTACGCAAGTTTATGGAAGTAATTAAGAAAGTGCAAGATGCAGAAGACGAGACTGCAACACTTGGAATTTTAGTTGAAGCATGCGGAGTAGCATTAGAAGTTCAACTACCAGATCTTGTTAAGGATATAGACAAGCTTGAAGAAGCATTAGACGTTCCAACAATCAATCGCATTCTTGAAGTTTGCGGAGGAATTAAGATGGACGACCCAAACCTAATAGCGGCAGCGGTACTGGCTGGTCAGAACTAGATTTAGCCGCTTTAGAGGGTCAAGTTTTTCTTCTAGGACACTGGAAGAATTACGAAGAACTAGAAGAAAATTTATCGATGCCAGAGTTAGTTCAAACAATAACAGCGATAAATGAAAAAGAGCATAACCAGAGAAGATTTGCAGCATCACTAAAAGGAATACAATTAGATGATGCTGTAGAAGAAAAAGAAAAAGGTTCTACCTTTGAAGACATCCAAAGAAGAGCCCTTGGAATACATACATCAGCAGATGATGTTGTTAGTTTACAAGGACCCTTTGCAGCACAAGCTGGATTTGGAATTGGCGCAGGGTTAGGATACTCTAGGAGTAATTAGTGGCTGACGAACAAATTGTAACCTCCATAGTCGCCAAAGCCGACTTGTCTAGCCTTGTGTCTGAAGTACACAGGGCTAGTGCTAGTCTTCAGCAACTCCAAAGAGAATTACTTGCTTCCAACAAAGCAATTTCTTCTTCAACAAAATTAGCAAATAATTTATTTA